TTTAAGTCTGACATTCCTGCTGGCTACTCTGATGCACAAGCTAGGGCTGCGCAGGCTGGTCATTCTGCTGGGGGAATTGGGTCTTACGGGTTTTTCTTTAATAATAACTATTCAATTGAAAATAACGTAACCACCACAAAAAATCCGGGACACCTTGAGGCTGGCAGCTTCTTAAGATGGTCGGGTGCTGATCCGAGCGCGGGCGCTCATTCTTACGGGTTTTTCGCAACAGCCCCAAGCGGAACTTGGAGATTGATGGGTTTCTTTAATCATAGAGAAAACAGCGATAATCAACAGACATTATTTCCACGGTATAGCCTTTACTTGAGGGTATCATAATGAAAAATCGCAATCCTATCTTTATTGAAGACGGTCGCATTAATTGCGAAATTGAGCATCCACAATATGGCTGGATACCGTTCACCGCTGACCCAAATGATGTGGAGCCAATCGGCGCACAGGTTTTCAACGCTGCCAAGGCAACTGCGGCACCTTACGTTGCACCACCTCCCCCACCTCCCCCACCCCCGCCCACACAAGCCGAACAGGAAGCCGAGCAGGAAGCCAAACGCCAGTTAGCATACACCGCTGAAGCTGACCCCCTGTTCTTCAAGTGGCAGGCTGGTGAGGCCACAGAAGCCGAATGGTTGGCAAAGCGTGAGGAAATCAGAACAAGGTTCCCTTACCCCAACGCTGGCTAACAGCGACCTTTCCACACGACCAAAATCGCGCTACAATGCGCACATCTTTCAACAGCGGAGGCCAGCATGGCTACTCTTGATAACCGAGTGTTTGACAACGGCCTGACCGTTCTTGACACAGAAGCTAACGCAATTCACGTCACGTCAGCAGAGGCAACCAGCTTTGCCAACGTGGCTGCTGTAACTCTGGGCAACAGTACCTCGCTGTCCATCGGTGCGCCCGCAGATCGCGCTGGCGGTGGTCGTGAGGTTGTCGTGGCTGCTATCACAGATGGCTCGGTCACTGGCACTGGCACTGCAACCCACTACGCCATTGTGGACACTGTGAACAGCCGTCTACTGGCAACAAGCACCCTGACAGCATCGCAGTCTGTCACATCAGGCAACACGTTCACGCTGTCGTCCGTTGCTATCGGCATCCCTGATCCAGTCTAAGGTTAACTAAACAATGGTCACTCTCGTAAACAGAGCCAAAGTATCCACTGCTACAACTGGCACTGGTACAATCACGCTTGGCTCTGCTGAGAGTGGCTACCAGACGTTCGCTGATGCTGGCGTGGTTGACGCTGATGTGGTTCGCTACGTCATTGAAGATGGCACAGCTTGGGAGATTGGTTTGGGCACCTACACGGCGTCTGGTACTACTTTGTCACGCACTGTCCTTGAGAGTTCCAACGCTGACGCAGCTATCAACCTGTCAGGCTCTGCGGTGGTGTTTGTGGGGGCTGCGGCTGAAGACCTTGCGCCTGAGAAGGTGGGAACGATCACAGGCACAACTCTTGACCTGACTTCTGGTAACGTGTTTAGCTACACCCCTACGGCTGACACTACGTTTGTGTTTAGCAACCCCCCTACGACGGGTACTGCCCTCGGATTTACGTTGGGGCTAACTGGCCTGTATATTTCTGACGGCTATGACCTAGCTAATGCAGAGCCACCTGCTTATGGGAGGTTCAGTGTTGCTGCTCAAGAAACAGTTCCAACCGGCATATTCTTCAAACCTGATGGCTCAAAGATGTACGTTATTGGGTCTAGTGGAGATGATGTAAATGAGTACGACCTAAGCACCGCTTGGGATGTAACGTCGGCCAGTTACTTACAGAACTTCAGCGTAGCTGCTCAAGAAACATCTCCAACCGGCGTGTTCTTCAAACCTGATGGCACTAAGATGTATGTTATTGGGACCACTGGAGACGATGTTAACGAGTATGACCTAAGCACTGCTTGGGATGTAACGTCGGCCAGTTATCTACAGAACTTCAGTGTTTCCGCTCAAGAAACAAATCCAACCGGATTGTTCTTCAAACCCGATGGCACAAAGATGTACGTTATTGGGTCTAGTGGAGATGATGTAAATGAGTATGATTTAAGCACAGCTTGGGATGTTTCTTCAGCTAGTTACTTACAAAACTTCAGTGTTGCTACTCAAGAAACAGTTCCACAAGGCATATTCTTCAAGCCTGATGGCTCAAAGATGTACGTTATTGGGTCTAGTGGAGATGATGTAAATGAGTACGACCTAAGCACCGCTTGGGATGTAACGTCGGCCAGTTACCTTCAGAACTTCAGTGTTTCCGCTCAAGACACAAGTCCACAAGGCATCTTCTTCAAACCCGATGGCACAAAGATGTACGTTATTGGGTCTACTGGGGATGCAGTCTATTCATACACCCTAAGCACAGCTTGGGACGTAAGCGCTGCCAGCTTTGATTTTCCCACTGAAGGGTACTTCATTGTTTCTACTCAAGAAAAATCTCCAACCGGCATCTTCTTTAAGCCGGATGGGACAAAAATGTATGTTCTTGGGTCCATTGGGGACGATGTTAATCAGTATGATCTAAGCACAGCTTGGGATATAACTTCAGCCAGTTACTTGCGGAACTTCAGTATTGCTGCTCAAGACACAGCTCCAACAGGCATCTTTTTCAAGCCTGATGGGACAAAAATGTATGTTCTTGGGTCCATTGGGGACGACGTAAATGAGTATGATTTAAGCACAGCTTGGGATGTTTCTTCAGCTAGTTACTTACAAAACTTCAGTGTTGCTACTCAAGAAACAGTTCCACAAGGCATATTCTTCAAGCCTGATGGCTCAAAGATGTACGTTATTGGGTCTAGTGGGGATGCAGTCTATTCATACACCCTAAGCACAGCTTGGGACGTAACGTCGGCCAGTTACTTACAGAACTTCAGCGTAGCTGCTCAAGAAACATCTCCAACCGGCGTGTTCTTCAAACCTGATGGCACTAAGATGTATGTTATTGGGACCACTGGAGACGATGTTAACGAGTATGACCTAAGTACAGCTTGGGATGTTTCTAGTGCATCTTACTTACAGAACTTCAGTGTCGCTGCCCAAGAAACAAATCCAACCGGCATCTTTTTCAAGCCTGATGGGACAAAGATGTACGTTCTTGGAGCTGATGGAGATGCAATATGGCAATACTCCACAGGCCTTGTCGGAGATGCGACCTTCACATACCCTGCGTCTGTCGAGTGGCCATCAGGTACACCACCTACCGCCCCTGGTGACGGTGAGACAGACCTACTGACATTCCTCACGCAAGATGGCGGCACAACTTACTACGGACGCTTGATAGGTGACAACTTCAGCTAAATAGGATCTCCAAATGCACGTTAAGATCACAAACGACCAGCCCGTAGAATTTCCCTACACAATCGGGCAATTTCGTCGTGACCACCCCCAGACTAGCTTTCCTCGCATCATTCCTGACACGATGCTGAAGCGCCATCTTGTGCATCCAGTGATTGAACTGTCTAAGCCAGCCTATGAGCCGTTGGTACAAAATTTAGTAATGGGCGATATGCCTCACAAAGAGGTGATCCGTCTGAAGACAGAAAACGATGCCACAAACCATATAGGCGAGGTAGACCAGTCTCAGGTAAGTCAGCCTATTCACGGTAATCGCTGGTTCATTGGCTACACGGTCGTCAACAAGCCGCAGGATCAGGCAGAGCAGGCAGTCCGTAACAAGCGTGATCGCCTACTGCAAGACACCGACTGGCAAGCCCTAAGCGACAACACAATGGGCGAGGCAGTGACAACCTACCGCCAAGCCCTGCGCGATGTGCCAGATCAGGATGGTTTCCCGTTTGGTGTCGTGTGGCCCACTAAACCTTAGGAGTAACCCATGCTAGGTTTTAGCCCCCTCGCCTCTGCACCGCTTGCGGATGATGGGGTTACTGCTGACGTAATTTACGGGCTGAATGGCAATGACATTACGACAGGTCAGCCCACTGTGGGCACATCTAGCGTAGCCCAAGACCATGACTTTACGCTTACTGCTATCACCACAGGCCAGCCCACTCTCCCATCAATTACGATGTCGGAAGATGAGACCTTTAATGCTGATGGGGTCACTACAGGTCAGCCCACTGTGGGCACATCTAGCGTAGCCCAAGAGCATGACCTTACGCTTACTGTTATCACTACAGGTCAGCCCACTCTCCCATCAATTACGATGTCGGAAGATGAGACCTTTAATGCTGATCCTGTCACGGCTGGTGTCCCAACGATAGGCTCTCCCGATCTTACGCAAGATCATTCCCTAATTCCCACGGGGGTTACAACAGGTCAGCCGACTGTCGGCCAAGTTGGCGCAACGCAGACGCACATCCTGACTGCGGCAAACATCACGACAGCGCCCCCGACATTGCAGGCTGCTGCGGCGTCGGTCACGTCGGTTCTGGCGGCTGACAGCATTGAGACTGGTCAGCCAACTCTGGGCGAGCCTGACATCGCCCAGGATCACGCTCTGGCTCCCACGGGGGTCACAACGGGCCAGCCGACGGCTGCGCCTGCTGTCTGCGTTGTCATCGTTACATTGCAGGCGGATTCGATCACAACGGGCCAGCCGACTGTCGGCACGCTGTTGCTCAACCCCAGCGTTGGGCGTGCCATCCATGTGGTGACGGGCGCGCCAAACGTGTGTATAATCGCCGCGAACACACCTAACCGCGTGATTGTCGCGGGCGCAAACGAGGCAGCTTGATGACGACATTCACGATAAAGCAGAACGACACCAGCCCGGCGATGCTGGCCACGTTGCAGGACGCCGGCGGCGATGCGGTCAGCGTAAACGGAGGTTCGGTGCGCTTCCATATGCGGCCAATCGGGTCAACGCAAGTGACGATAGATCAAGCCGCTGTCATCGTGACGCCGCTGTCGGGCCTAGTCAGATACAACTGGCAGGCCGGAGACACGGCGACGGTCGGTTCATATCAGGTTGAGTTCGAGGTGACATATGCCGACGCAACCGTTGAGACGTTTCCGAACGACGGCTACGTTCGCGTTGAAATCATTGCCGACATATCTTGAGGTGCTGCAATGGAATTTATTAAAACATTATGGCCAGTGGGCGTTGGCTTTGTCGCTTTCTTGGTTTGGATGATCAGGCTTGAAAGCAAGGGTCTGCAAAACGAACGCGAGATTAAGCGGCTTTGGAACCAACGCAAAGAGGATCAGGACGCCGCCCGCGAGGACCGCAAGCGCATACACGACATCCTTGCGGAGATTCAATCCGACATAAAGCAACTCATCGGGAGGGTCGGCAAATGATCCGCACATACGCTCACTATAGCAAGGTCCCGCCCGCCGAATGGCCGTGGCAATCATTCAGCCCGCGTGAGATTGCTTGCAAAGGCACCGGAAAGCTGACCATCGACACCGAGGCAATGGACATGCTGCAACGCCTGCGGACGAACCTTGGCAAGCCGCTGATCCTGACATCGGCGTACCGCAGCCCAGAGCATAACCGCAAGGTCGGCGGGGCCAAGGCCAGCAAGCACATGGAATGCGTTGCTTTCGATGTCCGCATGGATAACCACGATCCGCATACGTTTGAGGCTGCGGCCCGCGCGGCTGGTTTCTCAGGCTTCGGGTACTATCCGAAGAGCGGGTTTATGCACATCGACACAGCCGAGCCTCGGTCATGGGGCACCCCTTGGCCGTTGACGGCAACCGCGTGGCCGACTGAGCCATCGCGCCAGCCAGAGAAACTGTCCGAGGACAAAGACGCCAAGGCCGCCGCTGGGGCAGGCGTGGCCGGTGCCGTGGCCGTTGCCGCTGACTATCTGCCGGTGTTGGGTCAGTTGGCCCCCACGGCGCAGCTTGTAGCCGTTGTCGTGGCCGCTGCGTTCATTGGCTACATGCTTTGGCATCGTACGCGTTGAATGTTTCTGCGCATAAAACTTTGGCTTGCCGCGGCTGGTGCGCTTTTGATCGCTTTCGCCGCAACATACTGGCGCGGAAAGTCCAGCGTGGCCGCAGCCGCAAAACGTAGGGAACTGGAAAGCTATGTTGGAACCCGTGAACGCATGGACAAAGTTACTCTGCCTGACGATGA